GCCCTATATCAAAGGGTGAGCCTGGCTATGGTCGTAAAAAGTCTAAAGTCTTTGTAATGAAGAATGGGAAAGTCAAGAAAATAATGTTTGGCGACCCTAATATGAAGATTAGGAAAAACAATCCTAAAGCTCGTGCTTCGTTTCGTGCTAGACACAAATGCAGCACAGCTAAGGATAAAACATCTGCACGATATTGGTCGTGTAGAGCTTGGTAAGGAGAAAAGATGGCAGCTAAAAAAGGTCTGTATCATAATATAAATAAACGCAAAAAGGCTGGTACAAGTAGGTCAAAGAAAAACTCTACTATTAGTCCAAAGGCTTATAAAAATATGAAAGCTGGTTTTCCTAAAAAGAAAAAGAAATGAAATGTTCTGCTGCCGATTGTAGTAGAAAGCTAAAAAACGGAAATCAAAAGTACTGTAGTAACTCTTGTAAACAAAAAGCTGCATATGCGAGAAAGAAAAAAGAACCTGTTGTTGAACAGGTAGGTGTCACTATTCGTGGTGTACACTATGAAAAGTTTGTCTTAGAATATGCTGCTGATATAGAGAACAAAAAGATAACACACGCTAAAGTAGCAGAACTTCTAGATATAAATAAATCTACTGTTACCAGAATGTTTAATGCCTACAAAGAAGATAAACAAGTTGTTAAAGCACAAGAGAACTGGGTGACACCCCAAGAAGCAACTGAATCCCTACAAGACTTTAAAGAATTTAGAGATAGATATTTTAAAACAGAAACAGGTGACCCATACGAAACTGCTGACTTTCACGAAAAATGGATAAACTCTATTATCAAAGCTATTGATGAAGGTGGAGAACAAATGATACTTAGTCCACCACGACACGGCAAGACAGACTTACTTACACATTTTGCTGTATGGCAGATATGTAAAAACCCTAACATCAGGATTATGTGGGTAGGTGGTAATGAGGACATAGCAAAGAATGCTGTAGGTTCTGTACTTGACCAACTAGAGAACAACGAACAATTAATAGAAGAGATATGTGGACCAGGCAATAAATTTCAACCTAAGAACAGAAGTGGTAAGTCTTGGAGTTCTGGACAGTTTACTGTAGGTACAAGAACAGTTACAGGTATTAAGAGTCCGACTATGGTGTCTGTAGGTAAAGGTGGTAAAATACTTTCTCGTGACTGTGATTTAATTATTGCAGATGACATTGAGGACCACGGAACGACTATACAACCTAGTGCTAGAGAGCAGACTAGGCAATGGTGGACTACAACACTCTCTAGTCGTAAAGAGGAACATACAGCTGTAGTTGTAATTGGTTCACGACAGCATCCAGAAGATTTATATAACTTTCTTTTAGAAAACCCAGAGATGACCACAATCGTAGAAGAGGCACATAGTACAGAATGTATATTGCCAGAAAATGATGTAGAAGTACACACGGACTGTATGTTGTGGAAAACAAAACGAACTTACAAATGGTTAAGGTCAAGAAAAACTGCAGCTGAAACAACTGGTGGTAAAGCTATCTTTGAGATGGTGTACCTTAACAAAGCATTTGTTGATGGTATTACTATGTTTAACTCTGAAGATATAGATAGTTGCAGAGATATTAATAGACACATAGGTCACATACCAGCAGGTACACACTTGATAGCAGGACTTGACCCAGCTTCTACAGGGTTCCAGGCTTGTGTATTGTGGGCTGCTGATACAGAAACAGGTAAGTTGTATCTAGTAGATATAGAAAACGAAGAAGGTGGTGGCATCATACAAGCTAGAGAATCTATAAAGAAATGGTATGAAAAATATAATTGTGCTCACTGGGTTATAGAAGAGAACGGATTCCAAAAAGCAATACGACAAGATGAAAAGATTAAAGACTTGTGTGCAAGGTTTGGTATCTATACTGAAGGACATCAGACCCAGAGAAATAAGTTTGACCCAATATTTGGTGTAGGTTCAATGGCACAGTTGTTTAAAGAAGGTCTGATTAATTTGCCTTATGGTGATGCGAATAGTGAAGTTAAGAGTAATATATATCGTAGACAACTAATTTATTTTTCTTCAGCTGCTAATAAAGCTAAAGGTAATAAAAGTTACAAATCAGATGTTGTAATGGCATCTTGGTTTCCTTTAAAAGTTATTAGAAGGTTAGGCAAAGAACGCTTGGCTGAGGTAGGATTAGATTATGAACCTAGTTTTGGAGATTGGAATATAAGCGATATGAATGAGAGTCCTTGGTAATGACACCTGAAGAAATACAACACGCTATAACTAATCTACATTTTGATAATCAAAGTGCGTACTCCACTCGTGGTCGTATTCGTGCGATTATGAATGGTGGACCTGATGGTATTCAGGCTTTACTAGGTGACCAACTAAAAGGTTTTCAAGACTGGCAAGTACCTGTACCTAACTTAATGATGTCAGGTTTAGAGCATCTATCACAAAAAATTGGTCGTATTCCAAACTTAAAAGTAGATGTACCTAATGGTAAAGATTCAGATAGAGCAAGAATGAAAGCTGAAAAGATTGGCAGAATCGTTAATGCTTATGATGATGTACAAAAATTAGAATTACAAATGCCACAAGTAGGTAGATGGCTACCAGGGTATGGTTTTGCTGTATGGGTTATTAGAGAAAGAAAAGATGCTAATGGTGTACCTTATCCTATAGCTGAACTTCGTGACCCTTACAATTGTTTTCCAGGGTATTTTGGTGCAGACCAACAACCTAAAGATATGGCTATTGTTCGTAGAGTTCCTAAAGAAGCCCTAGCAAGAACATATCCTAAGTATGCAAATCAGATAATGAGCAAAGATGCTTATAACACAGATTTCTTAGGTGTAGGTAGTGCGTATGCTTCTGCTTACACTGACCAGTACAATGGCTCTTGGGCTAACAGTAATGGTGATGGTGACCTTATTGCAGAGTATTACAACTTAGAAGGAACTTATATTTTCCATATGACTTCTGCAACTATTCTTGACTTCATACCAAATCCACTAGATAGTGGACCTGCATTTGTTATAGCTAAGAAATTTAGCTTTGACAGAATGCAAGGACAGTATGACCAAATCATAGGACTTATGGCTTCTATGGCAAAAATTAATGTGATGTCAATAATAGCAATGGAAGATGCAGTGTTTACAGAAACAAACATTTCTGGAGAGATAGAATCTGGACAATATAGAAAAGGTAGATTTGCAGTAAACTATCTTGCTCCAGGAACACAAGTTTCTAAACCAGCATCCAATGTTCCTTATCAAATTTTCCAACAGATAGATAGAATAGAACGACAACTTCGTGTTGGTGGTTCTTATCCAGCTACTGATGATTCACAGTCACCACTTAGTTTTGCAACTGGTAGAGGACTTGAAGAGTTAGGTGCATCTATGTCACTTATGATTAGAGAATACCATACAGTTATGGCTGACTCTATAGAAATGATTGATGCTAAAAGATTAGAGTGGGATAAAAAAATGTATGGTGGTCAGACTAAAGCATTGTCTGGATATATGGAAAATACATTTTATTCAGAAAACTATGACCCTGACAAAGATATTAGTTCTTTTCAAACACGAAGAGTATACGGAGCTATGGCTGGTTATGATGAACCACAGAAGATAGTTACAGGGTTGCAATTACTTAATGCAGGTATTATTGATAGTCAGACTCTACAAGAAAACTTAGATGGTTTAGATAACATAGTTAGAGTGAATGAAAGAATTACTAGAGAGAAAGCAGACAAAGTTTTATTTGAAACATTGTTAGCACAAGCACAACAAGGTGACCCAAAGGCTACTATGACAGTAGTTCAAATAAGAAAGAACCCTGCTGATATGCAAAATATTTTAGATAAATTCTTTACTGCAGAGGAACCAGAAATACCTGAAGCAGAACAAAGTTTAATTCAAGGATTACCAGAAGGAGCTGCCTTGCCACCACAAGGTGCTCCACCTGGTATAGGACAACTACTACAAGGTTTAGGACAATGAAAGATATTAATAACGAATTTGCTGACATAGTCAATTTTTGTTTAGATGATGTTGATGAAATTGGTAATGATATTTTATTAGAAGAAAGATTATCTGAACCTACAATATACACTGACCAAATGCCACCAATGGTGTTTCCTTTTGGTTATATGATTATAAGTTCAACATTTGCTTTTTTTGAAGATGAAGAGGAAGAATGAGTAGAGCACCTAAATCACCTAAAGTTACAAAGACAGAATTAAATGTACCTCCTGCAGGTAGAAATTTTGTAAATAATAGCAAGATGGGTTACGGAGAAAAAGTAGAAATGCAAAGATTTTTAGATGATGCACCTACTGTTAAGAATGAAATTGTGACAGATACTGTAGCTCCACAACAAATACCACTTGACCCTGCTTTACAGAAACAATTAGATTTAGATGTCTTTGCTAGTACTAATAGACAAAATGAAGATGTACGCACAGGATTAGGTGTGCCTAGCAATATGAAAAGTACAAGAGAATTAGTACAAGAAATGTATGATTTGACAGGTGACCCAGACTTAGCCAGATTATTGAGTTAATATGTCATATTCAATATTTGATGGCGATATTGCAGATGATGATATAGCAAGAAAACAACAAGACAAAACAAATACACCTTCCACTATAAATAAAGAAATGGCTCAACAAGCTGCTTCTATAGCTAACAAATATCCAACACTCCCTGCAGGTGCAGTCGTAGGTGCTGCTCGTTTAAACATATCACCTGATGACCCAAGACTACAACAAATTGTTATACAAGATTCAATTCTTAAAGAAGAAGAAGGATATGGTGCTGTTAAAACTGCTGGTAAGTTTGCTAAAGAAAAAGGTAAAGCAGGTTTAAGAGGACTATTTCTTGGTTTCCAATCAGCTTGGGAAGAAGGACTACCAGAAAAAGTAAGATATTTAGAAGCTAGACAACAAGGTATGACACCAGAAGAAGCAAAAGCAGCTTCTGAAACAGAGTTATTTAAAGCAGGTATTACAGGTAAAGGTGACCTAGGAGATGGTTTATTCTTAGGAAGTACTGACCCAACAACTACTGATGAGTATAAAAATTTAGTTGAATCAGGTGTTAGTCCTACAGATGCAAGACAGTTTGTACTTGATAATGTTTTAGCACCACAGATATACGAAGAGCAAAGACTTAAAGCTGAAACAGGAGTTCAGTTCCAAGGTGAACGAAGAGCTAAGTTTGAAGCAGCTGGTGTTGCTCCAACAGTAACTATTGGTCGTTGGTTGTTTAAACCATTTGATGAAGTGATAGAACCAGGTACTAAAGCATATAGTTTTATGACTGGTGCTATTGATTTAGCTGCACAAATATTTGCTGACCCTATAGCTTTAGCGACATTTGGTTTATCTAAAGTAGGTAAACTAGGTAAAACATTTACTTCGTTACAAGATATGAAAAAATTTGAATCTAGTGGATTAGTGAATGCTGCTAGAAAAACTATACACGGACCTACTTCACAGGCATTTTTAGCTGGTGATGAAGGTTTAGTATTTAAAAAGTTTTTATGGGAAAATGCTGAAGATGGAAATGTTATTATCAAACGAAGTGGTGAACAGATTAAAGATAAAGAATTTCTTCTAGGACTTAGAAAACTAAAACAAAAAAATCCTAAAGCTACATATGATGATATTAACAAACAACTAACTGATTATGTAGATGATTACTTAGTCAATAAACAATTAACAAACAATATGCTTCCGACCATAGGAAAAAAAACAAATCGTTTAACAAAAATGATGGACAAAACATATGGAGCCAGGATGATAACTGGAGATGTAGATGGTTCATTAGTACAAATGACAAGGTTACTCAATCTAGCTACTGACCAATTAGATGCAGATGCTGCACAAAAATTAAATAGAAAGTATTTTAACAAAACATTAGATGCTTTAGATAGTGATGATGCTCCTACAGAAGTAGTAAATACTTTAGTTGAGTTTTTCCAAAAAGATTTTAAGAATCCTATTGTAAAAAATATGGGTGGAAAAATAAACAAAGATGGAAGTATATCTGGATTATCTGACTTTCAAGTAAAACTTATTGAAAGAGGTACTAATGTAATGGGTAAATTTTATGCTGATGGTGAAATGGCTAAGACTGCAGGTAGGAAATATTCTAATCAAGATTTACCAGTCACAGGTTTTTTACAAAAACTATTAAAGAAAAAAGGTAAACCTGTAAACGAGGAAGAGTTGTTAGTAAGTCCATTAACAATTACACAATTAGCTGATGAAATATTTTTACCAAACCCTACAGATTTATTAAGAGTAGGTAAAGCCTTAGATAGTAAATTAGGACCTGTTGGTAATCAATTCTTTGCTGGTGAAAGTGCAGATACAGTTCGTAGGTTTATGGATAATTATTATGGTGGTTATTTTAAACCATTAGTACTACTAAGACCAGCTTGGACAGTAAGAGTTGTTTTGGAAGAGCAAATTAGAATAATGGCATCAGGTATTACTAGCCCTATTAGACATCCAATAGAAACTATAGCTAGAGCGTTTAATGCACCGAGAGAGTCACAACTAGGATTACTAGGTTCGTTTGAAAATAATGCACAATTTATGGATGGAATGACAGAAAGTGCTGGTACATTATCTTCTATACGAAGAAGGTATGCAGGAGCAGGTACTTGGGGTACAGTTGACAAAGGTAAGAACTTTAACACTTGGAAGAACGCATCATTTAGAAATGTATTACAAGCATACTTTGACCCTTTGTCAAAAGAGTTAGCAGCTATACAAATGTTACCTTCAGCTAAAAGAGCAGCAGCATTAAAAGCCTTAAAGAAAAGAGCTAATACTAAAGGTAGTAGTTTAAACAATCATATTAAAAAAGTAACTGGTGCTAAATCACATATGTTTAATGGTGCAGGTAGACAGTCTGCTCCAGGCAAATCTTTGTCTGATGAATTTATAAACTATGTAAACGCTAACTTAGCAGACATAGCTGGTGGTAGTGTAAAAACTACAACAGCTAGTGGTGCTACTGCAGCATCAGGTAGATGGATTCAAGAAGGTGGTAACCCAGAACTATTACAGTTTATAGCTAGAAAAGATGCAGTTAATGATTTAGCTGGTTTAAAAAAAGTAGACTTTGATGCTTACTGGAGAGGTGAACTTACTGATAGTGAGTACGATAGAATTACTACACAACTAAGAAAAAACCAAGAGGCAATTAAAAAAGATTTTTTTGAAAAGTATTTAGATGTTTTACCTACAACAGCTAAAGCTGAATTATTTTCAGAAAAAAGAAGTGTCAATATGGCAAATGATTTTGTAGATAAAGCCTTTGATATTTTAATGTCTGTACCTACTAACAAACTATCTAGGTCTGTAGCATTTAAAGCTAACTATTGGAATAAAGTAGCAGAGATTGCTGGACATACAAACAAAGCAACATTAAACAAATTAATTAAACAAGCAGAAAAAGCTGGTATTAATACTGGTACGGCTACAGAAAGAAAAGCCTACAAGAAAATTACATCTTATAAAGAAGGTCAAGTAGGTGGAATTAATGATATAGAGATTGTAGATAAAGCAGCAGCTTCATTCGCACTAGGAGAAACTAAAGCATTACTTTATGATGTAACTACAAGAAGTAGATTAGGCAACTCTACTCGTGCGTTGTTTCCTTTCGGTGAAGCCTTTGTTGAAATTTTTACTACTTGGGCAAAACTCATAAAACAAGAAAGGGGTAGACCTTTAAGAAGAGCACAACAGGTAGTACAGTCAGGTAGAAAAGAAGGTGCTAAATTTGAGGGTGATGACCAAAAAGGATTCTTTTATCGTGACCCATTAACACAACAAGAGTTATTTAATTATCCTGGGTCAGGACTACTTAGAAAGTGGATGTTTAAAGACTTAGAAGAAAATGGTATTAAAGTAAATATGCCTGTATATCTACAGTCAATTAACTTAGCTGCAAATGTTATCCCAGGTTTTGGACCAACAATTACTGTACCTGCAGCTTTTCTTAACGAAAAATATAAAGTGTTTAAACCAGAAGGTCTTGCACAGTTTATATTATTTGGTGATTTTTCTCCACCAAGAGCAGGTACTCCAGGAGAGATAGCAACATCTTTAGTTCCTTTTCCTAGTTATGCTAAAAAATTTGCTACAGCATTTGTACAAAACTCTGATGAAACTAAAAGAATGTTTAACAATACGACTATTGAAGTGTACAAAGCATTGTTATATGCAGGTGAAATATCAGATGAGTCGCCAGAACAAGCAGCTAAGGGTTTAGACTTAGCAGCAGACTATGCACAAAATATTATTATGTTTAGAGGTTTGGCACAGTTTATTGGACCTGCAGGACCATCATCACCTAAGTATGAAATTACCGATAAGACAGGTAACTTCTTTTTATTTGAAACATTAGCCCAAGAATGGAGAGATATTTCTACAGCATCAGGTGACATTGATGAAGCTATGAAACAATTTACAGATAGATTTGGTTTTGACCCTATTGCTATTGCTACTGCTAAAACAGAAACTATAAAGAAAAGACCTATCACTGCTGATGGAGCAGAGTGGGAAAGAAGCAATCCTGGTTTAGTAGACAAATTTGATTTAACTTATGGGTTTCTAATTGATGAAACAGATTCAGAGTTTTCATATGATGCTTATTGGAACCAAATAGTAGAAGGAGAAAGAGCCCCAAGAACACCTGAACAGTGGCAGAGAGCCAAAAATATTCTCTTAGGCAACCTAGAGTTTGAAGCCTGGATGATTAAAAATGACTTAGTTAATAAAACAGACAAGGTTTCTACTGCAGCTAAAAGAAACAAAAAGGCTGACTTAGCATCAAGATATTATGGGTATGGTCTTTCTATCCCAGGTTCTGTAAAGAAACCAGAGCTTGATGAGATTATTATGGAACTATATACCTGGTTTAACCCAGTAACTTACGAAATAATACCTGAACTAAAAGGACAACCTGTAGCACAAGCACTGGTAGAATATATTAAAGAAAGAGATAAAGTTATTGAGTTGACTACTAACATACCAGGTACTAATTATTTAGCTACCTCGTTTAGAACATCAGCTAAACTTGTTCCTTTTAGAAAACATTTAAGAAATGTTAAAAGCCAAATACAGGTAGAATACCCTGAAGCTAAGGCTTTGCTACAAGAAGTTTTTGAAAGAGAACTAAGAAACGAATATGAGGATGAAGAATTGTTAAAGGCACTGAACGAATAATGGAAACAACAGTATTTGTA